TACCAGTATATACTTGTAATACTTCTAATGTTGTATTCCAAATAATACTACCAGCATTAAAATTTATAGTATTCAGCTCATTTTCGCTTACTTGACGCGTATTGTCTAGGTCAACCGCACCTAAATTTATTTCAAGTAGCCTAATTAAACGGTTAAAAGTATCTGGAGTAACCTCGCTTTGTGCCAAAGGAAGCTGAGTTTGTAACAACTTACTCATCTTTTGCCGTCAGTTTTAATATCTATTCTTGTCGCTCCTAAACGCCATCCTATTGATAAATTACCATTATTTGTAGCATCATCATTACTTTCTATTCGTAAGGCCATCTGTCTAGCCCTAGCCCTTATATGTGATTGTTGTGTGGTGCTTGATATTTCGTTAGTTGAGTTAGTTGCTAGTGAATCGCCAGGAAAGTTTCTGGTCTTAACAACAACATTTACAGAACCATTATTTGCATCTTCTATAAATTTAAAATCAGGTATTATTCTTCTTGCAAAAGCAAATTTCTCGCCATCATCTAAATCAAAGTCACTGCTTTCTATAAAAACACCAGTCATAGGTGAGCCATCATCATTAAATCCTTTTTCTTGTTGAAACAAATAACCGTCATTTACTGCTCTAGGATAATTTTCTATACCAGAATCAAGCCAAGCCGTTCTTACAAGTTGGCCATAAAACCAGAGGTTTTCTGCATAGTTATATATAACGTATCTATCTATTTCAGATGAACTTGACGAACAATAAAACCAACCTACTTCGTTTTTATCTTTAATAGTAAAAGCATGTATTTTAAAAGATTGTGTTAAGTTTATGTCTCCAAAAACATAATTTTGTACGGAACAAGGTAATGTGTTTACAGAACCGTTGTAAAAGTAAAAGTTGTTATAACTCATAAAATATACAGCAGATGGTGTAGTTACGGCCGCTTTTGGTCCTACAAGTCCTGTACCTTCATTAATTAAATTAACGGCAAAAGTAAAAGGTGGACCAACAAATTGCATACTATATAAAGCTGTATCTGTCCAAATCAAAATTTCTTGTCTAGCTTTGACTGCACCAATTATTGAAGATCCAGACGATAAACGAAGAGAACCTGCTGTATTAGTAGATAATGGCTCAAACTCTAATTCATTTTCTTGATCGCTGAAAGCAATCAACATAGGATCTATTACTCCTGTTCTAGAAGTGCCTGATATAGGATCAGCTCCTAATACTATTAAATGTCTATCAACTTCTGAAGTAATTACTTGTAAACCAACGGTAGGCACTAAATTAGCACCTGTGATACCAGATAATTGTACAGCTCTTGTACCAACACCATTATTTTCTGTCCATTTAAATATACCACCGTTTCTAGCACCTATTATTAAATCCTCTCCATAATTATCGTGTGTCCAAAGTCTTAATTGATTTGTAGCATCTAATGCGGATGTGCTACCAAAGGTGCCTTCACCCCAGCCATTTATGCCCCAGCCTGTACCAGGCACGTAAACATCTAACCCAACATTAATTTGATAAGCACCTACAACTGAAGAGCCGCCATTACCACTATCAGAAGAATTAGCTGTTACAGTTGCACCAGAAGTATCTTTAGCTTCTATAGTATAACTATTAGCATTTACTATGGTTGCTATCTGATACTCTTGATTTAAAACTGCAGCTGTAATATTACCGCCTAAAGAAGAAGCACCACTAAATGTTACAAAATCATTTTTTACAGCCCCGTGTGAAGTATCTGCAACGGTTATAGTGGCATCACCATTTGTAGCAGAAAATGTTATGTCACCTGCAGATGTTGTTAATCTTATTGGTGTAATATCGTTAAATACTGTACCGCTTTCAATATAATACTTAAGGTGCGTTCCTATACCAAGATACTTTGTACCACCTAATGATATCCAACCGTGTAAAGCTCTAGCTGTGCCTAGATATGTTGCGGCTGATAATTTTTCCCAACCACCAAATTTTTCTGGCCTACCTTTTCTAAAGCGTACTAGATTACAATCAAACCAACCACCTTCATTATCATAAGCTGTACCCTCTCGGTTTATGCCTGGTCTAAATATGGTTTTTTGTAACGGCATCTAAACCTCAGTCCAATCTTTACCTTCAAATAATAAAGCTTCACTCTTTCTTCTTTTTACTAATCCTTCGTTTACCTCACCATTTACTTTATTCCATCTTTGTATTTGGTATGGTATATCCGCCCAATCAACATGTGTGCTGTTTAACACTTTTAACATAGTTGAACTTTTAAGATTAGTTGGGCCTAGATTAAATACCCAAGATACTAAAGCATCAAATTGATTTTGGTTTAACTGAACTTTAACTAGATCATGAATATAACCCTCATATTCTTTTAGTTCATGAGCTAATAAATCTTCTGCCTCTTGCATGGTAATAGACATGTTATCCTCGACAGGAGTGCCATCTATTAATTTTAAAGAACCAAAACCTATTGTGGGCTTGTTTGCAGGACATCTATAAGACACAGCATTACCATCTGCATCTTTGGGACAACCTTCATAATGTTTTATAAGCGTTACGCCTTCTTGTGATATTTGCATTTTACTCTCCTTTATCGGGGGTGTGAGATGCTCCGAAATAAAACGAAATAATTGCACTCGCTAATCCTCCTAAATAACCTAGCACTAAGTTAATTAATGCTTCGCTATTTTGCTCTGGCGGTTGTAAAGTAACTAAAAATATATAACCTAAAAATCCACCTATTGTAAACAGTCCTATAATACGAGCAGTCCAGTCTTTACTAAACATACTTCTTGCATTTTGTTTATCTTGTGTTTCTAGCTTAAAAACATCAACATCAAGCTCTTTCATCTGCACTTCAAAGTCTTGTTCTGCTTTTTTAAGTTCTAACATTTGCTCTGGTGTAGCATTTTGTATAGCTTGTTGTATTGATTTTTGATCATTTGACACACCCAAAACCTCAGCTATCTTACCCATAGCCATATTACCTAGCGGTCCACCCATAGCAGACCCTAACGTGGGTGCTACTGCACCAACAATATTTTTTAGTAATCCTTTCATATTAAAAACCTCGTTAAAACAGCAATACCTATAGCACCTATAAAACCAAAGACACCAAAGGTCGCAGCTTTTATAGTTGAATTTATATAGGTAATTTCTTGTTTGATATCAGAAAACTCGTTAAAAGCAGTTTTCCAACGCTCATGTGATATGGTTTCAAGCTTTGTAAGCCTTTCTGCTACATCATTAACTGTCATTTTTTTATCAATCATTTTGTAACGTATATATTTTAATTTGTTTTTCTTTACCTTTTACAAAAATACTTTCAAGTTCTTTTAGTATTATTTGATCACTAAAGTTACTTGAACTGATAGTATCATAACCTATAACAATATCTTCTCCAACTTCCTTTGTAGAGCTTTCAAGTCTTGCGGCAAGATTTACAGCATCTCCAATAGCAGAGTAATCAAACCTAGTATCACTACCCATATTACCTACAACTGCGTATCCAGTATTGATACCAACGCCTATTTCAATTCCTAAATTAGCCATTTTAACCTTATCTTGTATTTCTTTTGCACAAAGAACAGCTGCGGTTTCATGATCTGGCACGTCTACGGGTGCATTAAATATGGCCATCATAGCGTCACCAATATATTTATCTACCATACCGTCATAAAACTTAACAGTATTTGCTTGTATAGTAAGCACTTCATTCATAATTTTTGTTACTTCTTCTGGTTCTAATTTTTCAGACAAAGCAGTGAATCCACGTACATCTGTAAATAAAAATGTGCAATATCTTCTTTCACCACCTAATACTAAGGATTCTGGATTGTCTTGTAACTTTTTAACTTGTCTTGGATCAAGATAATGCTCAAACTGTTTTTTTATCTGTTGTCTTAGTTTGTATTGTTGTCTAAATCTAAGATAAAACGCTATAGATCCTGTTATAAATTCAGATATTAACGTCCAGGACACATCAATTAATAATCCCATTTGTATTAGAAAGTAGCCTGTTGTAGCAGTAATTATCATCAAAACCGTAGCAATAGTTATACCCCAAGTAATACCCAATAGGTGCAAAGCAAACCAAACTAATGAGACAAAAACGACTAAAGAAAGCATTTCTACAGCTAATGCATAATCTGGTATATAAGGACTATTTTGAATTAATATTGATTCTGATAAGGCAGTTTGAATTTTATGTGGTTCTAATAAGCCTACAGGTGTAGCTATTTGTGGCATTACTCCATTAGCTGTAACACCTACGAATACAAACTTACCTGCGACATGCATTTCTTGTAATGTGGTTTGTTTAGTATCTACCCAGCTAATCCATTTACGTCCTAGGCTATCTGTTCTGACTGGTGGTATTCCTTGTATTGATATTTCTTCGATACCATTATCATTAGTTTTTATAATGTAAGTTTCTACATTTAATAAAGATTTATAGATTTGTGTACCAAAGCTAGGTATCCAGTCATTATTAGGTGTTTTTACTAATAAGGGTACTCTACGAACTAATTGATCAATATCTGTGGGAGCAACGGCTAACCCTTGAAGTGCATGATTGGATAAGAGAAGAAGGTTCTCCTTTACTCCCGAAGACATTATACCACCATTATCTTTACCAAGCACAACTGTTCCAGGTGTTTTAGGATAGTTACCCTTACCATCTTCAAACATAGCCAAAACTGATGGAGCAAACTTTAATGATTCTGAAAATATCTCATCACCACCCATACGGTCTGCTTGAGGAAAACTTATAACCCAGCCTATGCCTATGGCACCATTATTAATTAATTCTACTTGTATTTCTGCTAATCTTTGTCTAGGTATAGGCCAACCTCCCTCACGCTCTACATCATCTTCAGTAATATTTAATATTACAAAGTTACCAGATGGTTCTGGTGTTTTTACAAAAGCGTCAAATACTTTTAATTTAAGTATTTCTGTAGGTGTTGATTGATAAATTACTGGTGCTAAAAGTATTATAAGTATTGGTAATAATAGTTTCTTCATTTAATCACTCTGAGTGATAGTAATTATACTATCGCTACCACCATTTATCTTAATAACATTAGACACACCATCTTGTATTAGTATCACAGTGTAAGCATTACTACCGTTTATATCTACTCGCACACTCTCATTTACTTCTCTGCGTAAACTTACTACATTACCTGTAATAAACGCGGTAATTTGTGTATCTGGATCTTTACCAAGTAAAGTGCCTGTGATTTGTGTTGTGGTAGCTTGGGCTAAAACATCTTCTTCTTCGTCTATAGCTAATGCATCTAACACATTAAGCAAGTCTTCTAAATAGTTTACATCAAGATAATTTATATCTAACTCAGTAAATTCTAAACTATCTTCTTTTAGATAATCCTCTGCAAGATAATCAATATTTAAATCGTTAAAATCCAGAACGCTATCTGATTTTGTTGTAGTGGTTTCTTCTTCAACTAATACTTCTTCTTTAGGTGGCGTAACAATAAGCATGTTGTCTATCACGTCTAACGTAAGATCCAAAATAACAGGTTTGGTAGGAGCTGACTCAAATACACTTACGGTAGTTGCCTCGTAAGGTTTGTTAAGTATTACGGTACCCATAGCAGTAACTACCTCTATTTCGCCACTAGACAGCCCTAGAGCGTCTGGTAGCAAAATTATAAGGCTACGTCCTAACTCATCAACTGTTGCCGTAAAATCCGTCCCACGTATTGCTATATTAGCTGTAGGTGTTTTCAGAGAAATATTTTGTTTATCTATACGATTTAGATTGCCTGTTATAAACCTTGCAGTGCCAAGACCAAAGGTTAGTGCCATCTTTGCTTTACTAGGATCGGGATCGTATATGTATTCGTCAATAAGAAGCTGACTATGTTCTGTAAGTTTTACAGTGGATTCATCAAGAAAAGTAATAGCCATACGCCCATCTTTGGTTATGGCCTCATCATTACTTTGTATAGCAAACTTTAAGCCTGCATCATAAGGCTTATCTCTAACAATTTGTGCAGTGCCGTTTAGTTCAGATATGTCGCCAATATCAACAGCTTGTGCTTGTACCTTGGTCGTTTTGAACAACACAAACGGTAGAAGCAGCAGTGCCAGATACAGATATAATCTTGAGCCAGTCATTATCTTGTGTACTTAGTTGTGAAATATTAAATGTTCTTGAGCCACCAGTGTGATCAAGATAAAAATATCCACCTGCTGAGGCTGTAACACCTGTGCCAGTGTAAGTAACAGAGTTATCTGAACCGTCAATATCCATATAGTTTGTTGCACCATCTATATTTATATTAGATGTTATAGTGTTATTAGAACCATTTATAATCCAATCTAAATCTAAATTTGATGCCATAGCACTAGTACCTTGATTTAAAGTAAAAGTGTTACCGCTACCTGTAACATCTACATACTGATTAGAACCATCAGAGCTATACGTGTCTGTTGGATCTACTTGTATTGTAAAAGTATTAGTGCCACCATCAAATTCATAAAAACCAGTAAAGTTATCTGCAAATATATCCCCTAGAAATTTATTGGTTGCACCAATCATATTTATATCAAGTGTCATACTATTACCGTCTAGATCAAAAGCAGTCAAGTTGCCTGCTGAACTATTAAGACCGCCAATAATATTTGATATACCTAGTTGTTCTAAATCTATATTTGCTCCTGTACCTGACTGATCAACATATATTTCATTATCTGCTGAAAATAGTGCAAGTGAACAAACAGCTAATACGCTAATAAGTTTATTCTTCATCATTTAATTCTACTCCTTCGTCATTATTTTGTAAAACCCAGAAACCTTTTTCATATCCAGTTTCAATTATTTCAAGCACACCGCCTTCAATAGCTTTCATTAAGGCAATAGTGGACGATTCATTTCTTGCATTACCAAACTCAACTTCTACAAGTTCGGTATTTGCTTCCACAAATCTAAAAACATCTTCTGATCTACCATAACTAAATATGGTCTTTTGACTTAAAACTTCTAACAAAACCTCGCCAGTTGCTACAGAAACCATACGCATACTTATAGTTATATTATCCTCTCTATATTGTACGCTTGCTCCTATACCTAAGTATCTAGCACCAGAGCCACCACTTTCTAAGTTAGCTTCATAAGATAAAACAGCTCCCTCTATCAAGATACCAGCAAACAATAATGGTCGTAGAGCTTTTTTCTTTTCTTCTTCGTTTGCAGATTGTTCTCTGGCACTACGAATTAGCTGTCTTTCCTTAGTAAGGTTATCTAGTCCTACTCGCTCAACAACTCTAAAAAACTTACCATCACCTGCATGTTTTAAAGCCCTAATCAATAAAGCGTTCGGTTGTTGAGTTATAGCTGTGCTAAACAAAGCGAACTCGCTATTGCTTTTTCTTTGGCCTGTTTGATCCGTAAATGACATAGGATATACGGCTACGACTGGACTAACTTGTGGTATAGGTACGTTTTTTAATTCTTGTGATTGTATATCTTGTATTTTAGCAACGTCTTTAGAGAACCTTTGCTCGTAAGTGTCTTCAATCTGATCTAATGTAGAACAACTAGAAAGTAAAAGTGCCAATAGGAATAACGATTTCGGTAACTGTACCATCTGCCTCAGTAATTTTAAGGGTTAAAGTTACACCATCACTTGTATACTCAATAGTATTACCTTCTAAAGTGATGACACCTTCGCTCTGCGGTGTTTCTCCGAATAAGTTATTTACTAACTGTCTTGATAATTCTGCGTAAACTCTAGACTCTAAATTACGCATAAATCTTGCAAGAGTAGAGTTTTCTTTTTCTCTTTTTATCTCATCTTGTAAGGCTTTTATTTCTTCTTTTACTGTAAGTTTACGTGTATGTTCTTGGTTTTCTATTGTTAAATAATGACTAGACGTACCAATACCATTAAAACTTGGAGATTTAAATTTATGCGTAATGGTATCAGCAGCTAAATTCATGCCTATAATTGTAGCAAACATAATAGCACCTATAAAAAAAGCCCATGTAGCTATTTTAGTTTTTGCAATTTCTTCTTCTATTTGTTCTTGTTTAGTCTTTTCTTTGATCATCTCTATCTGCTTTTGCTATTTTATTGCTGTCGATTAGTTGTGGAACACCTAATATAGTTTTAATTAAAGTGTCCTGGCGTATGATTTCATTATCTAAGCTACGCACTCTGTCTATTAATGCTACTAAAATACCATGTTGAGAGTCAAGTTTTGTACCTAGTCTCTCTTCTATAGCTGCTATCTGACCTTCAACTTTTTCATCAACGGTATCAAGTTTTGTTTCCATACCGTCAACAATACGCATTATAAGTTTATAAATAAACCACCCTAGACCTAGAGCAGCTGCAATAGGAAACCCAACCTCTTGGATTAAAGTTACAACTGACTCCATTAATAATCACCCCAAACTTTCTTTTTCTTGCCTCCGTCATACTCTACAGCATGTCCTTCTTTTATAAGAACCTGGCAAATATCTCTACCATCTTCTGTATAAGGTATTCCAAGTATTCGACCATACTTACCTTTTCCTAATGACTTTACCTTAAAGTTACCAATACATAATTCTTTAAGTCTTGCCTTTGCAGCAAGACCTAATTTCTTTTCTGCAAGATCTCTTGTGCGGCTTTCTGGAGTATCGATTCCTGCTAACCTTACGCGTTGTTTATGTAGTTTAACATCAAAACCAAGATCAAGACTACAATCAAAGGTATCACCATCAACAATACGTTCTAACGTAGCGTTATAAACAAACGCATCAGGTGATTTTGCCATTACTTTTTAGCTGACTTTTTTACTCTTTTAGTAGTCCAAGCTTCATTTACATCTGGAGTTGATTTGTCATCAGCTACATAATGACCTTTTTTATTACGAGTTCTAANTTTTACTTCCTCTGTATTAGTTAAATTACCCCATAATCTTTTTAAAAAACTCATTTGCTATCCTCCTCATCAGATGATTCAAGTTCATTTGTTTGTTGGTCAACTTCGTCAACAACATTTTCAACAACATCTTCTGTTGATTCTGTAACAGTTTCAATAACGCCGCTCACATCTTCTAAAGCAGATGTCGTAATATTGCCTGCTGTTTTAACAGTAGAATCAATAATACTTGTTGATAAATCTTTGCCACCATCAATTACTGCACCCACTGTTGCACATGATGTAACAAAAACCGTACTAAAAATAATTATTAAATTTTTCATTTTATTTATCCTTTGCTTTTAAAACATTTAAAGCACACCAATCAATAACTTTATATAGATGACTAAACCAATGATCATCTTTTGGTGTTGGTGTTATAGCAGCTATAACAGATGCTATAGATATTATAGCGGTAATCCATACTAGAATGTTAATTATTGTCATTTTTACTCTCCTCTTGTATTTTATCAGTTTGATCTTTCATACTATCTGCTAAAGCTTGTTTATACATATTTAAGCTTGGCATCAGTTCATCAATCTCAAATTGATATTGTGATATTTTTTTTGACAAACTCTGTATATGAGCTTGAAAGTTTTGTTGTACAGGCGTAAATTCTACCTCAACGTTTTCTTTTTTTTCGGCTTTTGCCATTATTGCACCTCCTGGGGTGTAGTTTCTTGCACATCCCAACAGTTTAAGTTGGATGCGATTGTTCGTCTTTCACCTTCACCTTTAAAGGGATAGACCATGTGTTGTAACCAAGAAGGAAAAATTAATAATTTCCCAACTTCTGGGGTCATAACAAATGATTGAGCTGGTTTTAATCTGTCGGCATCAATAACAGAAACCTGTCCGTATTGAAAAGCTATACATCCGTCTGAGTGTCCACTTTCATTATAAAGAGAATAGGTAGGTGTATTTGCTGTAGCTTTTGCACCTATTTGTGTAGGCACTTTAGTCCAGGCTGTAGTAGATATGCCCATTAGCGTTTTTGTACCGTGATCATGTATGGGATTATAATCACCATCATAACTATGCACTGACCAAGTTTCGTCAATTTCTACTCGTTTTCCACACTTAAGAAAATTACCTGACTTAGCAAAATGATTAATATATTCAGCACCAAGGTTACAGATAAAATGGTTATATTCAAGCAATCTTTTATCATTATGATCTAACAGTAACTGTTCCCCTTTATGTATTTGTCCCACTAAGGTTTTAGCTAATGATTCTTTATTTTTACTTTCTCTATATTCATCCATATAGTCATTTAGATCAAGTATCATTTCTTCTGGCATTTGTGTTTCTAGTACAAATACCGCAGGCATATTATGTACCTGAAAAGAGTGTTGACCCATCATTAGCTAGGTACGTTAAAATCGTTATCTGGTGTACTAACTGTAGGTGGGTTAGTTATAACGCTATCCACTTGACTTGCAAACACAGTGTCCCAGTGCGATATAGGACATATAGCTACCAAATCAGAATTAGACCAACTGCCTTTAGCTTTTAAGGTAAAGTTAGTTGCACTTGTCATAGGGTCAACTTGTTCTACTATAGTGCTAAAAGTAGAAGTATAGTAAGTGCTATCACCTTCGCTACCATTTTCATATTTCATGTGTATATCCCACTTATCAACTTTACTAGACGAGTTTATATAAGGTGTGCATTTAGTTATTGTTTTTGTTACTGCCATTTTTTTACTCCTTTAAGATTTAGGTAAATCTGATTTAACTTTTGCTATAGCGTCTTTCCAAGTGCTTGTGCCATTTACTGAATCCCAATATTGCATATCTAATTGTTCTTCAATACTAGGATAAGCCATTTTTCTTTTTGATGTATATGGTGGNTTCGCCTCTGGTGTGGTTGAACCCTCTATCTCAGTCATTATGTCTTGTGGTTTATCAACTTTATCACCACAAGTAATTACTTCTGAAGTACCTACTAATTTTGTTTTATCAGAATCACTATATTGTTCAACTTTATATTTTTTATGTGCTACGCTATCTTCTGTGTAGCTTTCTATTTCTGTAAAATTATAATACCCCATATAAACTCCTATTGACTGTCTCTAGACCTAAAACTTATCAATCTAAAATTTGCAGATGCACCTCTATTGCTTTTAAGTTTAACAGTAGTGCCATCCATAAAAACACCATAATTAGTTGATGAAGGAGATGAGCCAACTTCAAAACTAACACCAGTTTGCTTTACCAAAGTAATTACACCACCACCAGTAATAAACATGGCTATTTCACCAGAACTGGTAAAATCATTTAAAATGAATACACCAGAAAAACCATTACCACCACCAAATAAACCAGTAACAGCACCATCTGCTAAAGCAAATGAATTGCCTGAACCCGAACCACCTGTGACATCTACGTTACCTGCTAAAATTGCTGTACCAACTGCGTTATGAAAAGCTATATCACCAGCACCATCTGATACTACTGCTTTACCATCTGATTCAGTTCTTACGTCTAAACCTTGATGATTACCATCATAACCACCCAAGATTACATTTTGTGAACCTGTTGTTATTTCTTCACCAGCAGCTTTTCCAACTGCAGTGTTTGAAGAACCTGTCGTTAAAGCAGTTATTGCTTGTGTTCCTATGGCTGTATTTGAACTACCAGTGGTAATAGCATCTCCTGCTTCTCTACCAACAGCGACATTACTTGACCCTGTTGTTATAACAGTAAGAGCCTGATTACCCACAGCAGTATTTAAAGTACCTGTTACATCACCAGTTGACATTGCTGCATAACCAATAGCAGTATTTGCACCACCTGTAGTACAAACACCTAATGCACCATAGCCAACAGCAGTATTTTCCTGAGCTGTTGTTGATGCATCCATAGCTGCTGAACCGACTGCGACATTAAATGTTCCAGTTGTATTTGATTTTAAAGCACCATCTCCAACAGCTGTATTATTGTCCGCTGTAGTATTTGCATCTAAAGCATTTGTGCCAACAGCAGTGTTACGACTTCCTGTTGTATTATTATCTAAAGCCTGTCTGCCAACTGCTGTATTATTTAGACCTGTAGTATTAGCATCTAAAGATTGTGAACCAACTGCTGTGTTACTTTCTCCTGTAGTGTTAAGTGCTAAAGCACCACTGCCAACTGCTGTATTGTGGTCTGCTGTTGTGTTAGCTTCTAATGCACCTAAACCTACAGCAGTTAAATTTGAACCTGTAGTATTAGCTGTCAAAGATTCTGCACCAACTGATGTATTTGAACCACCAGTCGTATTAGCATCTAACGAATTTTTACCAACTGCGGTATTTGATGCACCCGTAGTATTTACTCTTAATGCATTTTTGCCAACTGCTGTGTTATCAGATGCAGTGGTGTTAGATTCTAAGGCATTATGACCAAGACCTGTATTTTGTGAGCCTGTAGTATTAGCACCTAAAGAATCTTTACCAATTGCTGTGTTTGTATTTCCTGTAGTGTTAGCATCTAAAGAACCTGAACCGACTGCTGTATTGTTAGCACCTGAAGTAATAAGTTTTCCTGCTTCTTTACCAACTAAAGTATTATTATCGCCAGTCATTACACTAGCACCACCAGCACCAGCACCTGCTAAATGACCTACTGTTGTTGTGCTTGAAGCAGTTGTTAAATACCTAGAAGCTTGAAAACCAACAGCAGTATTATTATCGCCTGTAGTTGCATCATTTAAAGAAAAACTACCTACTGCAGTGTTTCCTCCACCTGTTGTATTAGCGTTTAAAGCAACATTACCTATACCTGTATTATGTGTTCCAGAAGTTAATGCAGCAAAAACACTATCACCTAATCCTGTATTATTAGTAGCACTTGATAAAGTACCTGTACTTGCGTTTTGACTTATTAAGATACTGTCAGTAAAGTTTGTTGTATCAGCTAGAATATCTATTCCATTTAAAGTGCTACTAAAAGTTATAGCTCCATCTACTTGTAGTGTTGAAGCCATATCTACAGCACCATCTATATCAACTGCATCTAAGTTGGCTGTACCATCAACATCTAAATCGCTTGATACATTTAATGAAGATGTTGTTGTTGTACCTGCTAAGTTTAAATCAGTAAACGCGTCAACCATGGCAGCACCAGAACCAGCACCATCTGAATAAATAGCTTTTACATGACCATTAGGTATGGTAATACTTGCACCACTACCTTGTGAAATAATTATATTTTGTGAGCCAGATGTACCATTTTCTAT